TAACTCTACCTTTTTCTGTTTCATCATAGTCATCTAACTCTAACTTAACTCTAACATAAGTATAGTTATCACCATTAAATAAATAAGATTCATCACCAACACTAATTACTATATTAGATTGTAGTGACATACTCTTATGAGAAGTTCCACTATTCCATTTGCCTTTCATCAAGACACTCTCTATATTCTTTTTCATTTTATTACCGTTTATTCTAAATTTCATTTATATTCACCTCAACTAAAACTAATGGGGAAACAACAAAGTGGGAGGAAAGTCACCTATCCTACTGCTGTTTTTTATTTGGACAAAACCCCATACTATTCATCGGTTGTTTAGGTTAGTCTTAACTTATGCTAACCTGTATAACCAACTCAAAGAGTTCCATTCTTAATTTCCTCAAGACCATTCCATGTAGTTTTCCCATTGTCTACTTCCATAATTAAGAAAGATTGACCTACATTATCCGAGTTAGTCTTAGACTTCTTAACCTTAGCATTTAACTTAAGGTTCTTTCCTCGTTCCTCAATAGTACATTCTATGTGTTGGTATAACTTTGCAGTTGTAGATTTCTCCCAATCGGGTTTCATACCTACAATATCAAAACCATCATGCACTTCTTTCATGTGCGTGATGAAATACTTATCACATTCTAATTGACACGCTGCTTTAAACAAACGCTTGTATTCTTCATTACGAGCAAACCATTGGGTCGGAACCATTTTAACTTTATCTGCTGCTCTTGGGTCTTTCCCCTTTATATGATTTAACCTAGCAATCATATTTGTAGTATCTAACCATGAATCAAGACCATCAAAGATAATAGCCTTAACAGCCTCTACTATAATAGTATCATCTTCGTATTCAATTTGTCCTGTTTTAATTGCTTCATTAACCATAGCAATAAAGTATCTACTCATATCAGATGTTGCTAGATAATCTACTGTCATGTCTTCATTAAAGACAAACGGATTAAAGATAACTACCTTTTCATCAGCACTCCAATGTTGCCTCCATGTAGGTTCAGCACCTTCATCATAATCCAATACAAAAATCCAATGTGTATCTTTTTCTTCTTCTGTTCTACAATCAAGAGCAATACCTGTTTTACCTGTTCCCGGATTTCCACTAATACCACAAATCATATGTGCTGATTCTTGTTCTAGTAGATTCTTTCGTTGTAACATTGCTCTTTGTTTAGCAAGTTTAAACGCACTTAACCCATCATTGTCTTTCGCTTTATCTAATACCTTTGTAGAGGCATTTCCTTTCTTATCTCCTATTCCCATTTCATTCATCTCCTTCAATCAATTCTTTATATTGTTCTTTCACTTCTTCAAACTGTGTTTCAAACACTTGTCTAGTAAACATTTTACCACTACGCATATGAATTCTAAGCGAATACATATCTTGTTCTGCGATAACTTCATCGTCACTAATCTTTTTCCATTCAATTGTTTCTACTTGTCCTAAGTCTAAACAAATCTGATTCATTCTAATATATCTTTCATTCATTTTACATCACCTATATTTAAAGTGTGGGCTTCGCACCCACTCGGTATACATCATGTGCTATACTACACAAGTGATATTGTAATCACCAATAACTAATTTCTTCTCCTTCACCAGCAACTTCAACCGGTGCACCTAAAGCAACTCTTGGTAGAATACCATACACATTAATAGATACAGGATTAAACTCATCCTCAAGATAAGTTCCATCATCATCTTTCTTTTGTGTTTGATTTGTACGACCAATCAAGATAACATCTGAGCCTACACCAAAATCAATATCAACTGATTCGGGAATCCAACAAGGTGTTGAATCAGGCAAATCATCTTCATCAAACCCATAAGAAATATCGGCAGGTTCAATCCAAAGAACACAATTACCGGTCTTCTCATTTCTTTTAAGGTTCATACTACTAACAATTCCATCAGTAATAACAAGTTTCATTCCTCTCTCTTGTGCTTGAGTGTTATGAAAGTCTTCAATCTCAATCAAATCTGCAACATAATCACCAAGACAATCAGCAAGCATATCTTCCATAGATAAATTATCTGTGTTTACATACTCATCTGATTCTGGGTCTAAGTTCTTATTGTATGATAATGATTCTAAGGTTCGGTTCTTGATACCATAGCAAGCATTTCTCTCTTCGTTAAACAAAGCATTCAAGTGCAACCATTCAAACAACTCTACATTAAATGTTTTAGCCGCTTCATTCTTCAAGCCTAAAGTCCAATATTGGAAATCACCATTATCAGTCTTAGCAATTAGATGATGACGACTTCGCCATTCTTCAGCAGGTAAAGGTTTGCCGTAGTTCTTATTAACATCCCCACTTGTATATGCCTTGATATTATCAATAGGAACAATCCACTTGTTCTCATCTACTTCAATTGCAGATACAGGTAATTTAGGGATTGTCTTTGAAGCAGACTCACCGTTAATCATTTGTACCTTTTCATAATCTCCTGAATCAGTTAATGTCACTTCTGCACACTTCTCTTCATTGAAGGGGGTATTAGGATTACTTCGGTAATCACTTAACAAAGTCTTTCTTCGCCATTCTTGTACATCTCTTGCTGGTTCACTACCAACAATAAACCCAAACGCATCATTACCAAAGGTGCTCTTACCTTTAGACTTGTTTCCTTTCAATGAACCTCTTACAAAATTACGGGTTAATGTCAATGCTACCATTGATTGTCGCTCGTTTTCTGTATCAAGGTTATTAGAAGAAGCAATTTCATTATACTTCTCCAACATCTCTTCATCCGTCTTTCCTAGTTTAGTGGCTAATCCACTTAGTTCTTTTTCTATTCTATCATTCATTTTTTTTCACCTATCTTTTTGTTTTGTTTTGTTTCTTATTTTGTTCTACATAAATTGTGCCGCAAACCATGACACTAAAATCTTGGGGGTCATGCTTCTTGACCTCCATTCCATCTCTCCAATATGCGTTAAGCACTTAAACATTTCATCGTTATTTAAGTTCTTTTCTAATACACATTGATGAAGATTGTTTGCTATTTCTTTGACACTTCGACCACTATAAACTTCCTTTAATAATAAATCATTTCCTTCCCTAACTTGTGATGACGAAAGCAGTTTTATAATCTCGTTATACTTACTCATAAACTCTATAGTCTTTTCTTTAAGACTACTATTAGAAAATGCACATGCTTGTAGTTCGTTAATCGCTCTACGCATATCACCATTTAATGATTCACAAAAGTTAATTAGTTCATCATTGTTAACTTCTATTTGTTCTTCACTTATAATTACTAATAACATTTCTTTCATATCACTTACATTGAATGGACTAAATAGATAATTAGCACACCTACTTCTTATAGGGTACTCAACTAATTGTTCGTCATTACAAGTGATAATAAATCTAACATTCTGTGCTCTTTCCATTGTTCTCTTTAATGCTCTTTGAGAATCTTTAGTCATACCATCAAACTCATCTAATAAACAAACCTTGAACGGCACATCATCAGTAGACTTTAGAGAAGCAAATGTACTTATTGTATCTCTAATAGTATCTAGTCTTCTATCTTGACTAGCATTAATCTCTAGGTAATTAGAACTAAAAGATTCTCCTAAGAACTGCTTTGCTAATACAATTGCTGCACTAGTTTTACCTGTTCCACCATTACCATACAGTAATACATTAGGCATATCATTTCTAACTATCCAACTAGAGGCATCTTCTACAAACTTTCTTTGTCCTCTAATCTCTTCTATCCTTACAGGTCTATATTTCTCAGTCCAATTCATTCTCTCAACTCCTTCATTACTTTATTAATAGCATTTGATGGTTCTCTAGCCATCACATTAACTTCTTTTTTAACACCGTTATCTGTATAAGATACTGTGTGCATTACTTCATCCATCATATCAGACTCACGAGTATTTGGATATGTAGTGTGAGCACTAAAATTAGTCTTCATACTAAAACCAACCCTATCATTATAACAGTAACAATATTTACAGCAGTAACGATTCTTAATATCTTATTACCTTGTTTGATATTATCATTTAAATCTACTAGTAATTCATTTATCCTTTCTATCGTTTCTTTCATTTAGATTCACTCCACTTTTATTTAACTGTATCATAACAATCCACCTAATAAATCTTCTATACAGATTCATCTGAAGGCAACTCCACACTATTACATTCGGGGCAAGGCTTATTTAATTTATAACCACTACCATCACAAGATACACATAAAACAATTTTCTGATAAGTATTTACTTTATCCGTATTATTTACTCTATACATACTTTTTCTTGAAGATAGATAATTAGACACCTTACCTTTTTGTGGTACATAGGCTAAACCAATTCTATTAGAAGTATTGTTAATATAAGATATAATCTCATCTACTACTTCAGTAGCACTTCTCCACATACCATCATTCATTGTTCTATCAATATACTTCTCAGAATAAGTTTTCTTATACTTTCTTTTCTTACCATTAAAGTTATTTCTTCTTGACATGTTAACCCCTCTTTACAACTTCAACTGCTTCTAATGGAGTCATGTCACAATTATAAAAGTCACACCAGATTTTAAACCCTGCTAACTTCCTATCAGTTTCTTCAATACAACCTAACCATGTAGATAAAGCAATACCTTGTCCTTTTCTTAAACGCTTCATTAGAAATCACTCAACTTTCTTGTTTGTTTGGTCACACTAATTCTTAATTTCTTTACTTTCTTTATATTAAGAATCTTACATTCATCGTTATCTAATCTATTAGCAGCCCAAAGTTTATATTTATCCTCTTGTAAAAACGATTTAACTAAATAACTTTCTTTAGTCTTTAGATTTAACTTATAACAAATCTTAGGCACAGGGCTATAAGCATTTCTTGTAGGGAAATTAATTCTACCTGAGTTAGAACCACTTAATGAGTAGGCTAACAATTCATAGAAATAATCTATTGACCATTTCCTCATAATATTATCAAGAGGGGTTATAACATTAACACCAACATTAGGTTGAACCCACGATATAATGTGCATATCGCTAGGTTTAACAAACTTTAACATCTTAAGTACTTTAACTCTATCCTTGTTTTTAACAATCTCTTCAGTCAATTCATATATTGATTTATCCATATTAACTATTACATCTGAATTAGGTGCTAACTCTTTAATTTTCTTTTGTCTACTATCAACTCTACCTAACTTCTTCTTACTACATACATTTAATATAAACTTAGCCACATCCTTTTCGTTAATGCTAGTCATTATAACATTTTCATTAGTTAGTAATAAGTTTAATACTTTATCTTTATCAGGTTTATAATTCACATCTTCTATAATTACACCATGATGTTTAGGGTAAGAATAAATATCTTCTATTGTAATATCACTTGCTGGCATTATCATATGTGGTCGCTGCCCCATTAGTTTAATAGCCATAGTAGTTTTACCACTACCATAACCACCTATTATTAATACGGGTTTAGTTTTTGTCTGTGCCTTGTTTAACATTTTCAATCATCTCTATTAATGTGCTCATTCCTTCTTTAGTTAAATGTAATCCTTCTTCTAAATACTCAATAACTATATCAAACTTAGACCAATCGCTGTGAGAACATGGTACAGTTGTAGGCATTAGATTTCTTATAGCCCTAACAGATGGTTGCTGACCTATAATAAGTACAGGCTTATCTCTATTTACTCCTTCGCTATCTCTAAGTATTGAATTAACATTACCTTGTTCTAACCTTCTTTGTAAGGCTATTAAAAAATCTCTATTAGCCCTAAACATAATCCTTATCCTAATAGTATAACCCGAAGAACTTCTTACACTTTTGTAAATAGTCACTTCGGGTCTTGCTACTGTCAGTAAAATCCCTTCTAATTGTTCCTTTGTATACATCTTTAACTTACCGCCTCATACATATGTTCTAAATATTCATCTGAACTATTATCTAATATCATCTTTATGATAACCATCTTATCCATACCTTTCAATATTTCAGATAAAGAAACATTACGAGCCTCTACATAGTCATCATAAAATTCACTCATTGCTCTTCACCATAATCAGTAAGTGATGTTTGAGTTAATAACAATTCATCCGGTAAAGGCTTTCCTAATTCTTCTACACAACAAGCAAACAAATGCTTAGGTAGCACACCTTCAATACGATATACCATTAACTTACCAATACATCGTAGGTGATATAACGCTTCACCCGATTCAATTTCTTGTACAAACGCTTCTTCAATACCATTAAAGTTATCTCTACAATAATGGCACATCTCTTTATCACTTACTATTTTTATATTCATTGTTTCACTTCCTTCAATTGTGTTGGTTCATTTTTATCGTCACGATGTTTAACATAACGAGGGAATCTTAAACCATATTCACCCTTTTCATTTGTTGTAATCATATCACCTTTAACTTCAATAATCATATTGTTCTCTCCTTTATTATCATAGACATCTTTTAAGAACGCTAAGTCTTCATCAGTAAATCCTGAACCTACTAAACCAAATGGTATCAAAGTTTCTCCATCTTTAATAGCAATATGATAAGCACCATATGTTCCAACTCTTTTACCTGAACCTACATTAGCACCTGTCACTATACAATCTATATCTACAAGAGCAGGTTTATACTTCTCCCATCCCTTAGACCTCTTACCAAAATCATAAGCAAGTGCAGGGTCTTTAACAATAACTCCTTCAAAACCTGCGGCTATTGCTTCGTTATAAAACTCTAGCATTTCTTCCTTGTTATTTACTTCTGTTGTCTTAGCAACAATAGATTCATCAAAGTGCATCTGTAATGTTTGTAATCTAGTATCTAAGTTATCATCATATACAGGTTGTCCACCATACATCAAACAATCAAACAATCTAATTGTGACTTCATTACGGTAAATAACTTCATCAGTCTTACCATGAATACGGCTCATCATATTCTTAAACTCGGCAGGGTTTCCATCTGTATCAATAGGATAAATCTCTCCATCTGCAATCCAATCTACAGGGTCTGAAGCATCACCAATTACAGGGATTAAATCATTAGCAAACTTCATTGTAATATCATCACCTTTACGATTAAAGATTTTAATACCATCTTCATTGTGATGAACTTGTGCTCTAATACCATCATACTTATAATCACACCATCTTCGGCCACGAGTATAATTCCCCGTCTTAGCCAACATAGGCTTCATATAATTACCAGCAATAGGTGTGTAATCTAATCCACCTGTATTAATTGCTTGATTAATAACTTCATCTAATGAAAGGAAATGTGAAGCCTTCTTTACTTCACTTGCTTTAATACCATATGACTTAGCCAACATTTTCTTTACTGCAGTTTCTCCACAACCATGACGAGTTTCTTTTAATACAAAGGCTGTCATCCACTTTCTACCCATAGGAGTTAATCGTGGTAATAGATTGAAGTAATGTTCATAGGTTGTTTCCCATGAATCAGTATACAATGCTAAAGATACATCTTCAACTGATACTTCATCTCCAATTGGAGAACCTTGCATCAAATGAAATACTGATTCTGCTAATCCACCATGAACATCTGTTAAGATATTAACATCTTCTACATCTATATTAGCATACTCAGCAAGTCTTTGTGATAAACCACTCTCACCTGCTCCATTATTAGGATAAGATTTAGTCCACATCTTAAATGCTGATTCTTCTTGTCCATTAAAATTAGTATTATCAACTTGATTAACCATTTGTGATGGTGTCATAGTGACAAACTGTTCATTCATCCTTGCATATTCTTCCCAATTCATATCATTCATCTCCTTCTGTATTCCATTCGCCAAATTCATTTACTTCTTCTTCTTCTTCTTCACTTGATTCTATTACCCTTTGGTCATTCATTGCTACAAATGCTAACTTCACATGATTAGCAGTTAATCTACTATTACTACTATCTCCACCTGCTTCTGCATCGCATAACTCTACCATTGATTTCATTATCATTTCAATTCTAGTTTGAAACTCTAATACTGCTATCATCGGCAATTGCCTTTCGGGTGTTATATCTTCAAACATTCTTCTTATTTCTCTTACGCTAACCATTTTTCCATCTCCTGTTTATTAAAAAAGTATTTTGGACTACTCAATTGTTTAAGGTCGTGTGCAATCCAAACACTACCACTTAGAGAATCAACTCTAATTACTTCATACTTCTTTGTTGTCACTTCTGTTGTCACTTCTGGCCCTTTACCATATAGTTTAGTTATCTCTTGAGAAACTTTATCCATATTGTCTAGTACATATTTAATGACTAAAGGTTCTTGCACTTCTACATATCCCTCTCTATCCATTTCATACTCTCCTGTATTATTACACACATTACATTTACTACCGCTACATATAGGGCATTGAATAATAAGTGGGCCAATCACAGGAAATCTTACTCTTCTGAATCGTCTAACTCTATCATCTGAATTCTGCATAATTGTTCCTTTCCGTATTGTTTCCACCATTTCATTTTCTGTCTATCACCTAGAACAATTGCTGAATCTAAGATAGGCTTTTGATTATTAATAGTCATCCAATCAGTTCCGCTAAAATATGCTTGACCAAAGGGATGTGTATGAATCCAACATTTCAAAGGAATCTTCATACCTTTAACTGATTCACCTTCATAGTCTACAAAACTTCTAGTTCCTTTACTGATAAATAGTTGGTTATCTCTATCAACAATTACTGATACTTCTTTCTCCTCTAGTATATCAACAGATAAATCCCAGATAACATTATGGAAATGTTCACTATCAAAGTTATTACCTTCTCTAACGAATGCTTCTCTAACATTAGTCTTATGAAACTCCCAATGTGCATCAAGTATTGCTTTACCATATGCTATAACTTCCTCGGCTTCCGCTAACACTTCTTCTACTAGTTTTTCTTCATTCATTGATAATCACCTTATTGTTTACTAGTCTGTCTTTACTACATTCAGTAGGGTTAGAATGAACTTGTCCATTAACCCTAGCATTACATAGTTTAATATTAGTTTGTTCTTTAGTAATAACTTTACCACAGACTCTACAACTAGCATTTCCTGTTCCTGTTCCTACTAACCATTCTACTTTAGGTTTGTCTATCTTCTTTTCTATCTTTTCATCATTCATTTTTTTCACCACATTTACATTCACTATCTAATCTTCTACAAGCATCAACATAAGAAACACTATCATATGTTCCGTTATACCATGTTGATTCGCCACATCCTTTACAATTAATTGTTGTTCTCATTCTTCTTCATCTCCATAAAAATATATTTGCATAATAAAATCCATGCCAAACTTAAGTGCTAAGGCATCAAGGATTTCATTACTTTCAAATAACATTGTTGCTATTTGCTCTTTGGTTAATTTCATTATTTCGTTTATATCATTTCCATCAATCATTCTTTCCACTCCTTTATCCATAACGGTGTTTCTCTTTTAGTATAATGCATAAAACTTTTCTTTGCTTTCATATAATATGTTCTGTATGCTGTAATCGTGTCCTCATGTTTGTAAACCATAGGCATACATTGAGGAGGTTCTTTAAATCCAGCATCAGGAATATTTACAGGGTTGTTCTTTAGTAAAACTCTTAGTTTCTTATCTGTTAGATGCACCTTACCATATCTATAAGTATATTCATCACATAAAGAAACAAATAACTTGTATAGATACTCATAATGAGAAGATGAATACCTAACCCATTTACTACAAGGGTGATTAAAGTGTGCCATTTTATAGACAACATCTCTATTATCTTTCATAATACCTATTTGAGTAAAAATATATTCATCATCAGCATTAGGTAGGTAAAATTGGTCTAATTCTCTATGAGCAGTACACATCATTTGTGCGCTTTCTAAAATCATTTTCACACAATGTTTATCATTATGCATTAATGCTGCGATAGACGGGTCTTTATGTAAGTAAAATATATTCATTCTTCTTCACCTTCATTCTTAAAGTACAAATTTACTAAAGTATCATAGTTTTCCAT